AAATAGCTGGCATTGTTTGAGACATCATTACACGGTATCCATTGAATTGACCAGAAGACTGGAATCCTTGTGAACGTCCCATGTAATCCATAGTACCATTTTGATACCACCACTTTAATTGATTGTCCCAAGACAACTTCAATAAGAAGATATTGTCATTAGTATTATCAGTGATGTCAAAGATAATAAAGCTATAAGAAGATAATGGGAAACCATCAATGATTGGGTTTTCAATATCATTAGTATGAATATTATCAAATGCTGGATTAAGAACAAACTTTACATTTGCTAAGAAAGGTATTACATATGAAGTATATGCAAATCCAAAGTTCAAGTCCATTCCTTTTCCTGTAATTGCTCCTATGTCAGCAGCTTGAATTAAAAGACCAGAAGAAACAGCTTCTCTTTTGATAGCTTCATTTACCATTCTCATTCCACCCATACCTGTTTGTACAACTAGTGAACGTTTAGGATCTGGACCTTGAAAATCAACTTTACCATTAAAGAAATTATAAATTTCTCCACGGAATAAATCAAGTGTAAAGTTATTCTTGTTATATACTCTTTTGAATGAGTTGTCTAATTGTCTCCAAAGACCTACTGATAATCGTATATCATCTGGACCATCTTGACGAACTCGACCACCTTGTCCCCACATTAAATAAGTTTCAATGTCTGTAGCAACTTTAGTTAAGTGAGCTGCTTCCATTTGAGTTAAGAATGTACGTGATAAATCACCATTGTCAAAAGCTTTTTTAACTTTATCTTTACCCATTACCTTAACCATGTCTTCTAATGAAGAAATTGAAGGATCATTATTTTTATCAAAAGATCTCCAGATTTCAGTTACAGGAACTGTACCATCTGCATTCATTCCACCTTTGATCATCAAGTCTGCACGAGATGAGATAGAATAATGTACGTGAGCTTCTGCACCACCAACAAAGTTATAGAATTCACGGAATCCTGTTCTTGTTGTAATGTCAGAGAACCTTTCACCATATTCCCCACGGGCAGAACCCTTACGGAATACTTTTGTACCATTAGCTAAGTACTTTGAATCAAGAAATTTAAAGTTATCGTTATTAACTAATTGTACAGTATAGATAAAACCATCTCCTACAGGAAGAATATCTTCATCTGTAATGTACATCTCAACTCCGTTATATTTGTCATATGTGATGATATCACCATGTCCAAATTCACGTCTGTTTAATTTAATACGAAATGTTGTACCATCTGTACCTTTGAAATCTAATGATGGCTCAATATCTTCTACAATATATGGAAGATCAATTGTAACTGGTGTTTGCCATTTGTACTCTCCACGAGCATTGTCAACCATAATTACATTCTTTCCACCAAATGAAGACATTTGATATAAAGGCATTTCTACCTTTTGGGCCATTGCCCATAGATCTACTGGACCTAAGTCCATTGGTTCAGCATCTTTTAACATGTTTACCAGGTGGTACGAATCCACATGGGAACTTGCTTGGTAGGCTGTATCCCGAAGGAATATACCATTGTTCATTACTGGAGTTGCCATTTTTTATTTATTTTTAATTGTTACAAATTTTAAAACCTTCTAAACATACTATTTGTTTTCGAAAGTGTTTTTGAATTAAATTTAGAAGTAGGTCTTCTAGCATCATCTTCATATTGGTTATTTATTGAAGAACCTATTTTTCTTGATTCTTCAGTTTTTAATTGTCTTACAGTTTTTTCAACTGCTTCTTTATTTCCTTGTGCTCTAACTCTATTCTTATATCCATTAGGATCTGCAAGTAACCAAAGAGCTTCTGCAATTAGGTCATGTCTAGGTTCTACAAACTGATACTTTTCTAAAAGGTGACCAAGTAAATTAGTTGGTTTCCCTGATATAGATGGATAATTAGGTTGAACTAGTCCGGAAAATAATAATCCTTGAACTTTCTTATCTAATTTTAATCCACCAATTGTACCATTTGCTAGTGTACTATAAACATTTTCTTGATACATCTTTGCTTGCTCTGCTTGCAAATTCCTTTTATTCTCTTGTGCTGCTAATTGTCTTACAACAATTTCTTCTTGCATTGCATCTAACTTAGGTTTAAACTGTTTTGCTTTTTGTTCAAGTCTGTTTAAATCTCTCCAATCAGTAATTTCTTCTTCAATTTCTTCTGGAGTTCCAAAATTTGTAGCATGTAAGTACATTCTTGAAATTTCTGCTTGATCATATTCATCAGTTGGATCAAGATCTCTCATTTCTTCTACATGTGCAAGAGTTCTAAATAATCCTTTAAGGTCTTGTCCACCATCAGCTACATACTTAGCAGCATATTGAAGTTCTTCTGGTAATGCATTAAAGAATTCTTTAGGTACATTCTGTTTAATTTTATCTTCCCTTTCTTGGAAGTTAGCTTCAAACAACTCTCTAAAGTCTTTAGTACTATATTCTTCTAATGGTTTATCATCATCAAAACCTACTAAAGCTCCTTCTTCTATCATTTTTGATGCTAGATCATAAAGTCCTGACTTATCAACTTTAGGTCTACCTTTATTACCAGCATCCTCTTCTTGAGAAATTAAGTTATCTAGTTCATCAATAGTTTCTTGAACTTCAATTTTTTTTTCTTGTTCCTGCTCTCTTTCTTTTAAAGTAGCATTTGGATTATCAAAGAACGTAGTGTCAATTGTTTCTTTATGAAACATTGACTTTGGTTTGTCATCTTCATTTTGTGGTAGCATAACATTTTCTGCTCCTGGCATTCCAAAGATTTCATCAATATTTACATCTACTTTTCCTACCGTTGTAGAATCAAGTACCTGTGCATCAGGATTTTTTTCTTGTTCGTTCATGTTGTTGGTTTTTTGGTTATACATTAATATACAAATTAAACTTGAAAAATTTACAACTTTGAAAAAAAAAATTGTAGTATATAGCTAACTACTTATTTTCTTTATTAGATTTTATATCAAACTTGTTTTTATTTTCTTGTGCAATCTGTAATTGTGTATCTGCAATTTCTTTTTGAGTTTGCAATTTTTCTCTTTCTAACATTCCTTTTTGACTTTCAATAGTCATCCTATTTGTTTCTTTTTCTCTTTGAAGACCTGTTTGTTCTTGATATTGTTCAGTATCTCTAATGTCTTTCATAGCATCTTGATAATCAGAATTCATATTTTGATTAACATCAGATTGTGAACCATAACCAGCTGCCCTAATTTCAGCAACAAGTATATCTCTTTGTCTATCTTTTTCTTTTTCAGCCATTGTTGAATCAATTTTCATTTTCTCAATATTTTCTTGTGACTGAATCTGTTCTTGTTGCATCTGTTGTTGTTGTTGCATTTCTTGTTCTTTAATTTGTTTCTGTTTTTGTTCAGAATCTTTTAAAACCATATTGAGAGCAGCAATTGAATCAGATTGTACAATTTTACCAAGATCATAAATAGAAGCACCTGTAGTATTATTCTGTAGGGACATTTGTTTTAACTGTTCTAATATAGCTCTATGATTTGCATTTGTACTTATAGCAATATTTAAATCTCTAAGTAATAAATCTGTTCCATTTATTTCAAAATTTACTTTTTCATCTGCAGATGTTACATAAGTTAATCTTGTTGATGGTTTTGTAGAATGATAATACTGAGATAGATCTGTTCTCATTTGATGAACTCTCGGCATTAAATAATCACAATGTTGTATAAAAAACATTTCTGTTTGAGCATAAGATGCTTGCATTGCTTGTTCAACACCTGTTGCAGTAGTCTGTGATAATTGTTGACCCATTCTTTGTGGATTAACCCCAATAACTTCATATGCTTGATTTTTAAAATGAGTAGCAAGTTGAATCCTTGACATTAATCTACTTGTTTGTTCTAAATCTAATTTTTGAAAATGATTAAAGTTTAATGCATTTTCTGTATTTGTTATAGATGTATCTAAAGGAAGCATTTGAAAATTCTTCATTGCAACATATGCTTTAGCTAAGTTACCTTTTCCCCAGTCTTCTCCTAGTGAATGTCTAGGTAGTGAGTTTTGATCAAGCATTATAACAGTTCCTAATTCGTCTATTAGAATATCTGCAATTTGATTATTAACTATATTATAACCTATTTGATATGGTTTCATTAAATCAATAAGTGCTGTAGACTTTGTATTTCTATCAGAAAAAACAGAACCTTCTACAGGTAACTTACATCCATATAATGAAGCATCTCCTTTAAATTGAAACCTAAGTGGTCCAATATGATTTTTATCTACACCAATATATATAGGAGAAAATCCACTTGGATTATTCATTCCCCAAAATGATGGTAAATTTGGTCCAATTTTAACTCCACCCCATACCTCATTAATATAAATCCAATCAATATGTTCTCCGAAGAGTAAATTATTTTTTGATTTATTTTTAAATAATCTTGTATCATAAATTGGTTTATCTGTAATTATATAATCTTCAGATATAATGTCATTTGTAACTTCTCCTTCTTCACTTATTTTTGTAACGTGACCTACTTTTTTTTGAGACTTCCAATAAGCAGTAGTTACTCGTATTAAACTTTCAACACCTTCCTGATAATAATCTTCACCTTCTGATAAAATTTGGGTAATTATATCAGAACCATCTAAAATATTTCCAGCCATAAAAGATGTATATTGTCGCATACCTAATGAAGGCATGTTAGTATTCCATTCATGACTTTTTGTTCCATCATAAAAACTACCATCATTTTGAAGACCACCTATATTGTAACCAGCTGATTTAATAGGATATAATGATTCAAGAGCTGTATGTTGTTCTTCAGTAAGTAGATATCCAAATTTATCTATAACATCAGATAAGGTATACATATCTGTTTTACCAACCCAATTTCCTTGAGATAGATATCTTACATCAGGAGACTTATGATAAAATGTTAAAACGGGATTCCAAAGTTCAACATCATAATCATCTTCTAACATTTTAAAATGCCACACTTCCCTATCTGTAATTAACATGTCACGAAAAGCTCTTTCTTCTAACTCATCCATTTTAAATCTTTCAACATCAACTTTATGTTGATGTTCAGCCCATTGTTCTACCATAGAACGATAGTCTTTTTTAAAGAACTGTTCTATTTCAGGTAATGATTTAAGATTTTCTGGATTCATTTGTTGTTTTGCTTCCTCTGATTCAGGATCTAGACCTTGTTCTAACATTGCAGCTTGCATTTTTGTAGTAGCATCTGCTAATAATGTTTGTTCAATTTGTCCTCTTTTTTGTTCAAGCATTTCATTGTATGAGAAATCATCAACAGCTCTATAAGATAATTTAGTAGACCTTTTTGCAAACTCAGCTACAAGTACATTTATTACATTTGGAATAATTGGATAGAACTTTAACTCTAATGCAGAAGTATCTTCTTGAGTAAGCATATCAACTACATCTCTATATTCATTATTTTCTTCAACAATATAATCTGTTTTATCTATAACACCTTTTGCTAACTTATAATTTTTCATAAGTCTTCTGGCATTTCTTCTAATTTGTTTTAAACCTTCCCATTCTAACCAATCAAGATTCCATGCAGCCCATTCATCATCTTTATCTTTTTTAGGTAAAAACTGCAAAGGTTGAGTAATAGTTCCCATTCTATTTTGAGAAACTTTAGCACCTTTTTTTGCTTGCATTGCATTAATTATTTGCATAGTATTTTACTTTAAGTTTTTAAACGCAGATCTTTTTGAGTCTGTCCTATTTGATACCCTATTTCCTCCAACATGACGAAACGGACTTCTATTTAATTTAAACAAATTTTCTGACTTTTGCAAGTTTTTAGCTGCTTCATCCATAATAACTCTTTTAGAATATCCTCTATTAGATTGTTGTATTCTCATAAAAGCAACAAGTGCAGCAAAAGAAACCAATCTATCTACATTGACACCGTGTGCATATTCTTGCATCTCTTTAAGTAACATAGGATCTGGAATCCTCTCAATACCATATTTAGTTCTTACAATAGTACCATCTGTTTTAGTTTCAACATCTAACTCTTCTTTGGTATATTCTATGGTATAACTTAGTAAGTGTGCTTTAAATAATGTACCCGTATTCTTCCAACCATATTCCTGAAATACATTTGCATTAGAACCAATATCTTTTAAAAACATAATTTGTCCTTTAGGTACTAAATATCTTTGTTTTTTTCTAGATATCATATATTGAATAAACAAAGAAATA